GCTGTAGCTGACCGTATGGTTGCTTTCACCAAGTCCCCAGGGAGTAGAGGTGTAGTACCGCCCCTCGGCATCTATCGTGCTATCTGTACCCCGGTTCGCACTTGTGGTTGTTAGTAAGAGGTTTACCGTACCGGATGTAAGCGGGTCACCGGCATTGTCAAGCAAGGCACCGTGAGCAATGCCACGGAGCAAACTTCCACCCGCCAAGTACAGCCCCGCTTCGGTACCACCGTTGATGTCGAACGGGTCGGGAAGGTCAGGCGGAAAGTTACCATTGATGCGGTCAAAGAGCGTCTGGGCTACGATGGTACCTGCCGCCAGCTGATGCCCGTAAGCAAAGTCAGTGCCGGTTGTAGCGTGTGGCGTGGCAAGGATACCGCCGCCCCTTAGCCAAGTGCTGTAGCCGGTAACGCCGTTCAGGAAACAATCCCGTAGCGGTGGTTGAGACACAGAGCAGGTAGCACCCGCCGGGTAGGCAACGGAGTTAGTAGCCGTCCATCCGGGATGCCGAACAATGCTGTTATCCGATGCGTTTATCTGATCGCATAGCTCGCTGATGGTTACTGGGTCAACGCTGTAGGTTGTAACCCCGGTAGCACCACCGACCGTCTTCTGCCACCAGACATCGCTTTCCTCTTCGGTTCTCCCATCGCGGTCTTGTTGCCAAAACCGTCTACCGTAGTAGTACGTGGTGGTGTCTACCTCTGCAACGATAGCCGGTGTGATGCGTTCAAATTGCGCCGTGAAGGTATCCGGTACATAGGTGCTATCGGTGTTGGTGTAGGTTAGCGTGGTTGTACCAATGTCAATAGATCCGCTAAATACCCTTAGCCGCTGGCATGACGTGATGCCCCAGTAAGCCGTATCAACAGACTCACTACCGGCGTAGCTGCTCGATGTCGTGTTCTTTCTTGGGTACGGGTTGTCCTTGTCTTCGGTTGCCGGTAAGGCTCCAAGGCTCCATATGTCAGGGCTGCAAAGGTCAAGGGTAACGGTGCTGTAGGAGGTCGTAGGAGCCACAACCTGCCATCTTTTCGTGTTGCCGTGGTAATCAGTCAGTTCGATGTAGCCGCTTTGGTTGGTGCCGCTTTGTGCTTTTATCTGGATGGCAAGATACCGGTATCCGCTGGTGCCTTGGTAGGGCGTGTATGTTCTGTCGTTACCTGTACCGGGGATAGAGCGGTTGTTTGTTTCTGCTATGCTCCAACCATTGAAGCGGAAGCCACGGAACAAGACTCTGGTGTCTGTACTACTGTCTCCGTTGGTGGTTAGTCCACTGCTTGACAATGCCGCGCTTATCCATGCAGGGACATCGTTTAGGCTGGTCGTTAGACTGTTGCTGCCGTATGTAGGGTCGGTTAGTACCGTGGTTGTCGAGTAGTCTACAAAGGTATCCTGCCCACCGTAAGAACCACCTGAGCTTGTAACCGTACGGGTACCGCCATCGTAGCCGGTAACAAAAACATCGAGGTTGTCTGGGTAGGCTCCTTCCCATGCTCGTATCCTACCGACAATAGAGACAGCACGATCAAGGCATGAAGACGTGCTGATGGTTCCGCTTGCAGATGACACGATGCCAAAGCCGTCTGTCTCACCTAAAAGGCTTAGGCTCCATTCGGTGGCGCTCTGGTTGTGGAAGGTATGAGCGTGTGTAATGTCATGCACGGCAACGGTGTTGACCTTGACCAGGCTTACCGCAAAGTCGTGCCGGACATCACCGCTGCTGAATCCATTCGCTGAAAGAATCGCGGTGTAGTCTGGTGTTCGTCTTGATACCGCAGCTGCGGACACCGCAATGCTCCCACCATTAGCCGTGATGCTACAAGCCGCTGTAGCGCCCGAGGTGGTCAGTTCATTCCAAGTGTAAGAGGTTAGGCTTGGGAAGGCGGTAGGTGCCGTAGATGAGGAAAAACCAGCCTCGGTTATAGTCCAAAGTTTGTCAGTTGATACTGATGCAGTAAAGGTACCTGCACACGTTACGCTAACATCCCGGTATGTAGTGCCACCGGTTTCACTTCCTGAAGCAAGCACCACGTACCCGCTATTGGTTGACCCGTGGCCGTTGTTTACCGCAAGGTTTGCCCGTAGTTCCCACGACCACGCAGAACCAGGGGAAGGAGCAACCACGTTCGTAGCAATCGCAAGTGAGCCAAGAAAGCCAAGATGCCCACCGAAAGTAAAGTCTGTTGAATGCGTATCGTAGTCAGGCTCTAGCGGTTGCAAAGCAAAAGGGTTCCATATGCGCTCTAGAACATTCTGCGTATGGCTCATGGTGAGCGTCGATGTACGGGTGCCGTCTATGTATGCCATCTAAGTACCTGCGCTCACATAGACCGCCCGGTAAGATGCCCGCCGCACGTTGAATAGCGTACTAGATCCGACCGTGTTCTCTTGTACGAACTCAATCTGTGGAATAGCAATAATCCGGTAGTTGCCAAGCACTCCAACGCCGTCCGTGTCCATCAGCTTGATGACATCACCGAGCCAGACCGGACGGTTTGAAACGTTGTAAACCAAGAATGTAGCGTCAAACTCAATCATAGTGCGCCCGGTAGTCAAGCGGGTATAGAGCATCAAACAGGCTGCCGTAACCGCATCAAGGCTGTTTAGCGCCGGATCTCGGTATTGGTAGCACACCGGTCTACCTCGCCAGTTTCTAGGCCTTGATGCCGGTGCTGTTGCCGCAATCTCAGCGGCACTATCTATCTGTGTATACGGGATGAATTTACCGGTGTTAGGGTCTTGACCGATGACCGTAACCTGTGTGCATTCTGGTTCTTCATTGTATGAGTTGAGGCTACGAATCACCCTTTGTGGGCGTAACTCTTCAGCCACTCCTGCCGTGGTTGCCGTTGATATGCTCTGGTAGAGCGTCATCGTACTTGCCGTGCTAGCGGCGTTCACATCAAGCCACTGGTAGAGGTATCCGGCAGCGCTCGGCATCCAACCAGTTATCCAAGTAGCGTAGTACTCTTGCTTTATTTTGTCCAAGAAAGACGCAACGGTATCGCCGTAATCAGGGGCTAGTGTGTACTGGCCTTTAGACACGTTGGTGGTATACGGCAGCTCTTGATCGGGTGTATTACCTTGATAGTAGATGTTGGCATCATAGCCAGCAATAAGCATCAAGTCGATGATGGCGTTTATCGCTAAGATGCCATCGTATGGGTAAGACTCAACCAACCACGCAAGGTCAAAATCACGGCTACGATCCGTGCCATTGTAGACATAGGTTGCCCAACTTGCTGTTGTATCACGGTCGAGAAACTGAATCTTTGGAGGTTGAAGCGTCCCACGGAAGATATCTTGATAGGTTGGTGTCGGTGTAGCCCCATCGCCAAGAGCAATCCTTACCGGTCGGTCTGATGTCACGTTAGGTTTCTGTACCCCGGCATCTATCAAGGGTTTGGCAATAGCACCAATGGTGCAAGTTGCTTTGCCGTCTTCGTCTACCGCCATGCTCAGCGACTGTATGTATTGCGTAACATCAACCGTGCCATTGTAGGTAGCACCTATGGGTGCATCGTAGATGCCTTCAGCTGAGTACAGACCAAGTGAGCCGGTACCTGCACCCGTAAGGGCAACCTTTAACCTTACGTCTTTTATAACACCGTTAGGCGTATATGCCGTCCCGTCTGCCTTCACTACCGACGCAGTAAAAGTGTAGGCACCAAAGCCGACATTATCACCGGCATATGTTGGGCTAAACGTAGCACCGATGGGAGGCGGATACCGGAGGGCTTTGACTTGCGATAGCACGTAGCCAGACGTTTCAAAGTTACACTTGGCGAGCTGCACCGTGGCCTGACCCGTTGGAACTAGCCAACTAAAAGCGGCAGCAGGAAGGATGTTATTTTGTATGCCGGGGTCTAAGTCTTCAAACACATGGCTAAAGTTTGTACCATCTGAAGTTGTTACCATCAACTCCCGCCGCCGCCCGGGAATCATCATAATCCCGATGAAGTCCGACCGGCTAGACTTAGAAGTTTGAGTGCCAACGGCAGGGGCTATGTTGGAATCTCCACGCTCGTAAGTGCCAACGGCTACACCGGATTTGAACACCTGAGCAGTGCCGTTTGCGGCAAACCAAACCTCAACACTTCCAGCCGAACCGACACCCCAGCCACACTTGAGAATGATGCTCTTGTCGGAGTCCTTTAAGCCCGGCACGTACAAGGATAAGTAGACCGCTTGATTGACACCGAATGCGGTTGTTAGCGTAGCCCGTTCAGTAACATCCAAGGATTGTAGGTAGTAGTCACCGGATGATCTAATCTGCATCTGCTTCCACTTGGCGGCAGTGGTTAGCGTGTAGTCGGTCTTTTGAAACCGTGCATAGGATCCGCTGTAGGTTGTAAGCCATGCCGCAGTAACCGGGAGCGGAGCAAGCATCATAGTCAAAGTAGCAGGGTCTTGCCAGATGTTATAGCTGTTCGTTAGGTCAATCTTGGTGCCATCTAGTGCAGGCATCAGCCTACCGAACTGCGGCCTAGGCTCAACTACATCAAACTCAACCTTTAGCTGGTGGACGTTAGCCATTAGAAACGCCCCATGATTCCGGGTTGCCCGTTGCGTCTACCTTCATCTCGAATCAGTCTACGCATGGCTCGTTCAAGGTCTGTACCTGCTGGAATCAAGCCATTACCAAACCGCCCGTAGGAAGCGTTCACGGCTCCAACCTCGGCACCTGTAAGGCCTATGGCGCCCATCGCCCCACCGCCTAGAGTCTCACGCCGTAGGCTCAATGCTTCCGCTGTGTCCTTGGTATTCTTTGCAATGCGTAGTAGTAAATCGTCAGTTTCACCTGCTTTACCGGTCTCCGCAATGTTTCCATATGGCCCAGTACCAGCAACTCCAGCAGTTGCACTGCTTGGTAGTTTGGCGTTACCAATCATCTCAAGGGTTTGCTTGATAGTGCTTTGTACTCGGTCACCCATCTTAGACCATGACGTACCAGCCATTATGTCAGAAGGGTTATCGTAACCATACTGTTTATCAAGTTGCTTTTTTAGCATTTCGTATGTTTTGAAATCAGCAGCAATTTGTGCGTCAGTGCGGAAACCTTTTGATAAAGAAAAGGTTGCAGGTGATGGTCGGATACCTTCAAGTTGCTTGTTATAAGCATCCCGCTTAGGGTCTTTAATCCATGGAAACGCTTCAGCCATCAAAGCACGGTTTTGATTTATCAAGTTATTAAACATGATGCCGATGTTTTTGAATGTGCTTTCAATCAGCGATGGTATTTCAGCAACGAACGCCAATACCGTAGCCAGTAACTTGTCTAATCCAGACTGCATATTGCCATCGCCAAAAGCCTTAGCCATGTTAGTCATCGGAGACATAAATCTTTCTACCAAAAGATTCAAGGCTCCACTGTTAGTAAGTTTGTCAAGGAACGTTGAAAAGTACTCAATAAACGGCGTAAGGATAGTAATAAGCTTTGATCCAATAATACGCAGTGCGCCTTGCCATTTGTCGGTTAGGGTTGCAAGTTTGGTTTCAGTGGTACCCGCTAACTTATCCATCATGCCGGAATACTTTGTGTCAATGATTTTTATAAGCGCATCAAAGGTATCTCGCGCACTTGATTCAAGTGAACCACCAGCGTCAAACTTGATGCCTTGTTGAGCAAACATTGACTTAGACAAACCAAAGGCTGACAGTTGCTCTATGTCTGGGAAGTTGCCAGCAGACAACCTACCGAAAAGATTCACAAGGCTTTTTAGGTTTTCTTCACTAGCACCGAATGCCGCTCCCAAGTTGGCAAGCCGTGGCAAGATTGCTTCGGTCTTTAGTCCGAATGCTTCTAGTTGGGTTGCCGCTGTAGCCAACTGGTCAAAGGTAAACGGTGAAGGCTCCGCAACCTTACGGACAGTATCAAGCACTTGTGCAGCACGTTGACCACTACCAGTGATTGAGGTAAGCCGTGCAGACAAAGACTCAAAAGCCACGGCTGAATCAAAGGCAGATTTACCTAATGCACCAAGACCAACAGCACCGGCAAGGGTAACACCAGCAAGGCCAGCACCCAGTCCTGTGGCGATAGCAGAACCGGCTGCTTTAGCACTTTGTGCAACTTGGTTTAACCCGGTCTTAGTTTTGTCAAGGGAAGATTGTACTTGCCCTTGACCAGTAACGCCAAGTTTGACCACGAGTTCTGCGATTGTCATAGTATGCCCCGCATGGCTTTAGCCATATTAACCTCTTGCTTTTCGAGGTCTTGACCAATCACCGCAACCTCGCATATCTGATCAATCGTCAAGTCCACCTCTGATGGGTGGCGGTGCAGGAACTTGATGCAGTAATACGCAACAATCGCTCCCGCACCGGTTAGTCGTTTTTTGCTTCGTCTACCTTAGCAACGACATCAGTAATCAGAAACTTGTCTACAAACTGCTCGTAGATATGGAAGAACGCAAACCGGTTGCTACGGCTTAGGTCAGCAAGCGCACGGATAGGAGCAATCTCGCCCGGATCATCTGAATCCGCAACGTAACACTTAGCGATGATGCTAAGGTTGACCAGCATCCCGTGATTCATTTCAGGGTATGCAATCTGTAATGTTTTGAGTGCCGTACCATCCGGAAAGATGTCTGCCGCCTTGGGTTGACGGAAGCGGACAACCGCTCCCTCACCAGCCCACTCGCTCAAATCAACATCTAGGATTCCGTGATTGGCTTCTGGCTCAACCGCCTTTATGGCCTTGATACCCATTATGCGGATGTCCAAGCGGTAGCGACACCGTTAGCACCGAGCATGATTGTTGCTGTTTCGGATACCGCTTCACCGGATGCAATGCTGATACCGGTAGCGGTCACGATGCCCACAAAAGTCTTTGCAGAAAGAGCGCCAGGAGTAACGACGATCTGACAATAGTAGCCTTCCTTATTGAAGAAGACCGGGGAACCGTCAGCCTGTTGTGTACCGTCTACGAGTAGCTCAATCTCAACCGAGCCGCTTGCTTTGGTAACCTGCATCTTTTTAGTGGTGTCACAAAGTGCCGACACATCAGCGGTATCTACGCTTGTAGATGTACGCACCGACTTAGCCAAACAGGTGTAAGTGTTAGCGGTGAAGGCTGAAGGGCTACCATCTTGAAAACCACCAAAGGCAATGGTTACGGTACAGTTTTCACCGACCAAACCGAACGATTTTGTAAAAGGCATTGTGTCTACTCCTACTGCTGGGTCAGGCAGCGATAGACCGCTGTCACCCCATAATCCGTACGTCCACCATCAGATAGTACAAAGGTTTGATCCGTTGACACTCGCCGTACATAGAGCCTTGGAGTGGTGCTGGTTACCGTCTGATTATCCAAAAGTGTATCGATGCGATTCATAATGGTTTGTATTCTAGCCATACTCATCGCTCCGCTTTCAGTATCCCACACAGTTATCCGGTAGTTAGGGTAAGTAAAAACACGAGCGCCGCATAGCGCATCCTCATCATCACCGCTGGCACCAGCTCGACTAAACACCACGTAAGGCACCTGTACTGGCCGGCTTACGGGATCGGTCTGTGGTGCTATCGTGTTATAGATGCCCATCTGAAAGTTGTTAGGTTGGTTATCAGGAGCAAGCAAACCCAAGAGCGTAGCATCGCCGCTCAGGGTCTCATAAATCCATTGCTCAATCACCGCTGGTTCGTATGCCATTACTTACCCTTCAGCACCACGGTTAGTGCTTTGACAAATGCCGGTTTGACGTGCTGTAAGGCTGGATCTAGAAACGGGCGTGGCGGTACGGTGTTGCCGCCCTTCGATGTCCATCCAAGTTCCAGCGGTACGGCATACTTTGCCATCGCTGACACTTCGGCACTGGTAGCCGTCAGCATCCGGTGCATGATGCTGTTAGCAAGAAAGCCGGTATCACTGTTAGGCGGTGAGCCTGGAGGGCTTGACCAATGCCCCTTGTCGTACTCACGATACTTACCGCTGTTTGTCTTGATGCTTCGCTTTGCCGTGGCTTCAACATCAGCCGCAGCTTTACCCACGATCTTGTTTATCTTTGTCAGGTTGCGCTTGTACTGGTCTATACCGGTAGTCTTCAGGGATACAGTTACGCTCATGGTGCCAGCACCTCAACTTCTAACGGGCCAAAGCGGCGTACCGTGGATCCAATGGCAGCGCCAATGGTTATGCGTATAACAGCGGCTGTTGGATATGCAGCCGGATTCAATAGACTGATTATCCCCTGCCCATTGAGCTGCTTGGTTATCGTTGCACTACCGCTATTAAAACTGTATGCAGACCCTGTAGCCACATTGGTATAAGTCACTGACAAAGTATCGTTTGTTGTGTCGTATGGAGTCCCATTGTCATCCACCAAGCGCATCACGTACGTGTGCCAGTCTCCAGTCCAAGCAGATATGTTTGTAACCTCTTGCGGGTCTTCAGTGATTTCCAAGATGTTTCCGCTGACATCACCCGCCCCGGTATTATCACCAGTTGAAAGTGTAACGGTCATGACTGCACCGTTAGTACCGCTGGCTCCTCTGACTACAACTGTAACGTCATCTGCCGCTGCCGCTAGTGCGGCATCAGGGAGGTCAAGCCTGTAGACACCCGGCATATAAACTGAATCTACTTCAGCAAAGCCACCAGAAATCCACGCCTGTCCTATCGTACGTGCTACCAGCGGTATGTTTACGCTTGCTGTACGGGTACGGTTGTACCGGGCTGATAGACCGGCGGTAGAGGCTGTAAGGCCTGTAACACCTAAGTATAGCTCGATGCTTTGTGATGTACTGCCGGGGGCGATTCTGATCGTGGATGCATTGCGCTCGCCCGGATTGAACTGCGGTTGAAAGTTTAGCGATGCAGACCGCTGCACTGCTCCGATGTCTGGGTTTGCCAACCACGTAACACCATAGAGGTCGTTTGTAGGTGCGCCTGTAGCCGTACCAGTGCCAAGGTTTGGCGATGTCAGGTAAGAGCCATAGAAGTCGTTTAGACCAACACCCGTAAGTCGAGCGTATCCAGCATCAAATCCGAGTTGGATAGTTGTGATGGTATTCGTCTCAGCAACGTTAGTAACGCCGCCCTGTATACGGTGGTTGAAATCACCTACAGTGGTTCCAGATGTACCAGCATAAATAGCAGTTGTAGAAACAATCAAACAGTTTTTCACTGTAAGTTTGTGAGTGGTATTTGCAGATGTATTACGGATGGCTTGGTCGTACGTAAGGATACTGCAGTTTGTAACTGTAACTCCTCCAATGTTTCCATCCATCTGTAACAGTCCCTGTTGACCAGCGGCTAAACAATCTTTTATGACAGTTGAAATGTCGTAGTTTGCTCCTGATGCACCAGTGATAGCAATAGCCCTGTTTGAGCTGAATGTATGTGGCCAGATACATCTGTCAACAGTCAGATTCAAGGCTGTTGATTGTGCCACTGTAAGGCTGACAGATGAACCAAATACACACAGTTGGAAAGTCCAACCATAACAAGTTGTGAGCGAAAGTCCGACCAATGAAACGTTTTGACGTTCAAAATATATGTTCTTAAATGTCAGGTTGTTTTTACTTGTCGCAGTCAAACAAGCTCCAGAGTTGTACCAATACACATTTCCGGGCGTTACAGTTGGAAACGCCTGTAAGTTTAGTGGGTCACCAAGAATCTGAACTTCACTGCTTGCCGATGTCATACCAACGGTAACGGATTCGTTGTATGAACCGGGAGCAACGTAAACGATATCGCCACCAACTAATCCGGGGTTAGTGCCGGATGCCGCACCGAGAGCAAATGCCAGTGTAGCCCAAGGCGTAGCCGCGCTTGTGCCAGCGTTAGCATTATTGCCTGTGGTTGTAGACACATAATAGGTTGCCATTATTCAGCCACCCCAGACACGATTTGCTGTGCCATCACAAGACTAAACTGCTCGACAATCTGCGACTGAAACTGTTCATCCTGAGTGACCCACCACTGATTAACGCCGGTTCCATCAACACCGAATGTGCCGATAAGATTGCCTTCATTGTCGTAGATGTCACCAAAGACTCGCCAATCGGTGGACGGTGCTGGTTCCTTTTCAATGCGGTAGTTTTGTAGATTCATTATATATCCCTCACATAGATTCGGAGTGGCCCAAAGACCTGCGTATCAGATGCCCCGGTGGTTCGTGTGATAGTAGCCGTGTAAGTCCCTGGCGTGTTCGTTACGGTGGTGTCAATCGTAAACTGCGCCCTGCCATCAGCTGCATAGGTTGCCGTACAGGAGTACGTGTCAACCAAGGTAGCACCTGAGTTATAGACCTTAGCCGTTACCGTTGCGCTCGTGATATCGATTCCGGCGCCGTTGTTGTCTACACACTGGATATCGATTCCGTGCTGTGCGCCCTTCTGGATGTCCAGCGGATCAGATGCCCCAAGGCCGTCAGCCTTGACCTCAAACGGCCCCATGCGAACCAGTGCGGCATTTGTAGGTGTAACCAGTTCCGCGTTCACGTACTGCCCGAATGTACCGGCTGTTGTGTACGATGCTCTTACACCGTTCCATACAGCAGCAGTTGTTTGAACCGTTGTAAGCCAAGACGTAGCAGGATCAAATCCTACGAGCTGATATTCAAGCGATACAGGAGCCATGCCAGATGCACCCTTGAGCATCACGATAGCGTGGTCTACACCTGTTGCAAATACAGCATTAGGGATGTCAAACCGATAGATGCCTGGCAAGTTGGTTGCGTCCACCTCAACCCATCCACCAGATGACCACGCACCCGTGACCGTCTGCGTTGCCAGTGTGATTGCTGTTGCGCTTCCAGCCGGTCTCACATAATAAGCAGTCAAGCCAGCAGCGTTGAAGGCTATACCTGTCTTACCGCCACCTGTTGTGCTTGCGCTATCCTGCACAAAAACATACTCGGAGCGGTTGCTTGTGGCTTGCGCCTGTACGAATAACTTAGCCACGAATGCCCCCTGTCATGCCCGGATGCGTCATCACGCCACCTTGTGGATTGATGTTGCCTAGAATCAGTTGATGCTCGTAGTTCTCAGTAGTCGTGATTGTCCACGCACCAGTCACAGGTGTTGTTCTACGTGCCTTGGCAAATCCCCACGATGTATCAGCTAACCAATCAGTAGATAAATCAACCGATATTTGTGATGCAAATTGGTTAGCGCTAGGACATACGCTACCCCAATAATATGTCTGCCCAGCCGTCAGATTTACTGCCGTATCCCAGTAGGTGTCATAAATAGCACGTCCTACACTGTTGTCAAATTTAGGAGTTACTGACGCGATTACATTATTTGAGGCATCATAGAGACGTACTGTTTGTTGGGCTAAAGCATTGGTTTTATTACGAATGCCTAAGCACTCAATAGATGAATACTGACCAGATGGAACAACAAATCTTGCACCCATCTCTACGTTTGCAGCAGCGTCATCTGACAAAGGCATAATGACCCCGTAATATCCTTGACTGGATGTCCTATACCCAAAGACATAATCTCCAACATTTACAGAATTTGAAGCCGCTTGTCTACCTGTTGTTGGGAAGAATCTAGCCCCAGCGGTATAGGAGTTTGTTTGATACCCGCAAACAAATTCATTTGCACCTGCAGAAAAAGTTCCGCTTTGAGCCTGTGCAACGATTGCATAAAATGTATTTTTAGTTAGCGTATAGGGTACGGTTAACGTTATCCATTTAGATGCCATTGAGGTTGTATATGTTGATACAGAAATATCTTCGTAAGCCAACCACGTACCAGTAGGGAGACTACCCATTTGTGCGCCGGTTACCGCTTGTATGCCAACCCGTAAAGTACCTGCCGCACTAGAACCACGCTGACCGGGAATGCGTATAGAAATAACAGTATGGTTATCGGTTGCTTTAAATGTATTAAAAGCATAATGACCAACTGACCAGAAATACGCTACAGATATAGTTGGTGCAAGTTGCTTGTATGCAAATGCTGGTCCTTCATAACTAGGCATAGGTAGTCACCACATTCGCCGCGTTGTCGGTGTCAAGCACCGCTGTACGACCGATGATGTTATCTTGCATCCAAAGCATCAAAAGCAACATCTGGAGTTGATTATCAGACTCTGACGCAGCTTCAGTCACTGCATCCTGTAACTGCTCAACAGATGCATAATAGACACCAGTGTCAGAGAAAACGCACATCACACCGCCATCATTGTCGATGTTGACGGCTGTGAGTGTTTTGGTTTGTGTCATTTGCCCACCTTCAGGCTGTTCGCTTGCACACCCTTGAACGGCATCGTAAGGAAAGCCAGCACACTAGACACCGCAGCTGAGACACCCGCCGCTACCGCCTTGCTTCCGTAGAGTGCCAGCACTGCGCCGAGCTCGGTAATGTCCTTGGCTTCAGATGTCCTGATGCCATCGCCAAACACAGAAGTGAATGCAGCTACGAACGCCACGATCACAACGACCACTAAACGCTTGATGCTGATGCTGTTCATTGCTTCGCCTCCAACTTTGTAACCTGTGTTTTCAGTTCGCTGGTTGCACCTTCCAGCCTACCGATACGATGCCCGTGGTCTTTGATCGTTGCCGTGTCTACCGCTCCACGCTTGTCCATACGGTGGAGGAACTGAATTATATAAACCAGTAACGAGATAACAGCACCTGAAACGCTGATGCCTATCGTAGTCCATTCCGATGCTGTCATGATGTACGCTCCACCAGCCCTACGTGCTGTACCAATAATTCAGTCTGTCCAAAGTCTGTCCCGATCACATCGTAATATCGGGCATCATCACCCACTCGGTAAACCCTATCCTGCGGCATCACGTCAGCTCCGACAGCGACTATCAGCGTCCACTGTGCAGATGACTGGATGCCACCGCCTACAATGCTCTCTGTGTCTGATTGGTTGGTTAGCCTGGCGTTGTACTCGGCAACCTTGCGCCATGTCTCAGTAGCACCGCCCCTGCCATCTTCGGTCAAGGTGAAGCGGTGAATCTCTACCCGGTCTTGGCATAGGTTGCGTACCATACCAGCGCTTATCGTTGCGCGTAGTATCGGACTCATGCGAACACCAGAGGGCGGTATCGTTCAGCCATCGAAAGGCAATGTGCTTTGAGTTGGGAAAGCTTGACATCGGAGGTGCCTTCCTTAGCATCGATGTCTGAAGCGCAACGGCTAGCCTTTATCATCCACGCTTGGCGGGTGGCTGTCCTGACATCGTAGCGCTCCACATTGATCGGGCCTTGGTCAACCCACATCAGGGTAGGGTCTCCGGTGCCATCTTCAAGGGTGTAGCCCCTGACTTGGTAGGGAGCATAGACAGGGTAATCAGGTTGTGTCGTGCCTGATGTACCAGCCACCCGGCACTCATAAACCCTGCCGTTGGGCGTTGTAGGCACTACACGGTCACCGACAGCATAGGTGGTGCTAGCCGTCCAAGTGGTGAACCGGGAGAAAGAATCTAGGATGCTCCCTATGTCGGTTGTGGACATCTGCGGATAGGACTGGGCATCCACAAAGAGGGATACCTGCGCTATCGCTTCGGCTCGTGTCATCATGCTCCACTATCCCACATATAAAGAAAGCCCCCGGCACGTCTGCCGAGGGCTTGAGATAGAAACCGCTAGGCTTAAGTAGCTGCGGATGCTCCGACAATAAGCGAGCCAGGCACACGGCTGGATGCCGTGGCATTCACGTTGCCAACATCGAAAGCGGAGAAAGCGAATCGCTCAGTTGCCTTGAATGCGAGTGCATCCTCAACAAAGTAGCGCTGATCCGATACTTCGATGGTAACGGTTCGGCGGTCACCGAATGCGGTACCAACGCTTAGGTCACCAAGCAGGATGTATGGCGTGGTTGCAGCAAGCGTTTTAGCCATGTTCTGGACAAAGATTACCGGGTAGCCGTAGAGCATAGGGTTAGGGCCATATGCGCCTTGGATGTCCATAATCGAGTTACCGCCCAAAGCATCAAGCAAAGGAGCAATCGCGTTGTACCAAATCTCCTTATGCATATACCATTTTGCGTTAGGTGCATACGTTGGGAGTTTAGCGACCATGCCCTTGAGGTTAGCCAACGTAGGTGAATACGTGATGGTCTGACCGGTTGTGAACACCTGAAGACTAGCGATGTTAGCCTTGGTGGCGTTGAGGTTGTAGACGGCATAAAGGATGCCATCAAGGCCGGAGGTGCTATCGACAGCATTGTTGAAAACAACGCGGTCTTCTTCCTTAGCCAAGGAGTACGCCATGTCACGGGCAAGCGTTGCACCAAAGTCAATGATGCTATCTTCAGCCAACTCTTTAGAAACCTGCGTAAGAATCGATGGCTTCTTTGCAACCAAGTTGACCTGTGCAAAGGTCAAGTCGGAAGCGGTGATAGCCGTATTCTCTCCAGGGTAGTAGACCGTGGTGCTTGCGGTTGCGTTAGGCACGTTCAAGACATCGCTGGACATCGGGTAGATGCGGCAGTTCTGGCGAGCAATTCCGAACTGCTCACGGAGGTAGATAAGCTCAGAGGACAGCGGATCCGGTACGGTGAAACCACCAGCGGTTGTCGTGCCTTCGCTCTGTGACTTCAGGTTAGCCTTGCACCACTCAGCGGCCTTGCGGTTGCCCATGATAGAGCGTCCCCACTGACCCCAAGCGTAAGCCTTGTAGTTCGCTTCATCACGAGTACCGGACAATGGATTGCGTCCAACGCCGCCGGACTTCCACGGTTGGTCTACTTGCGCTTCGGTTGCCACAGGGTGGCCTTGTCCGAGTGCCTTGATGGTCTCAATGCGCTCTTCGATGCCCTTGGCTTCAGCCATCAGGGTCTTGACCTGTGCGAGGTCACCGTTACCGGAAGCAAGCTCCCGCGCGGTAGCAAGCACAGAATCTTTTTGATTCTGCAATTGTGTTAAATTCATAGTTGTGTCAACAACTCCAGACGAGCCAGTAAGTCCTGGCGCTCGTCATTGTCATGGGCTTTCGCCTCTACTACGATGGACGGCTGCTCTTCCGGCTGGTCTGCATCCCGCAGAGAATCCCAGACTACGGGAGCCAAACGCTTAGCGCTTGACCGTGACAAACCGACTGCATCCCGCAGCCGACGTTCAACACCCCGCAAGGATGCGGGTTGTACACTCTTCATGCCGTGCATGGCATACAAGCCCTTTGCACGTCTTGCAAACTCATCAATGATGGCATCTGCCATGCTCTGATCGGAAACCATCTCGATAGCCCCGCAGAGAGCATCGTAGTAGGCTTCAAGCCCTTCGTGGATAAGGTCACCTTCGGACTCATCAAAGACCGATACGGCGTACTCTTCCGGGGACTGTTCCGGCATTGGAGCCATGACCATCTCTTCTTCTTCCATATCCATCATAGGCTCCATGCCGTAGTACTCCTTTAAGGTTTTGACGCTATTACGATACTCGGCGGGTGTCGGTGTAATCGATGCTTCGGCGATAGGCCAGCGTGTGATTTCAGCGGCACCGCCCATGCTCTTGCGCTCTACCAGATGGCCAGCAGCACCAGATGAAAAGCCCATCTTGCCTTGCTTGCAGAGCTTCGCAATCATTGAGCCATATTCGTCGGCCATGTCTAGTTGGGCTTCATACCAAAGCCCGACATCGTCCATCTTTACAAAGCCTGTACCGATAGACTTCTTGCCTACCATGCTATCCATACCGTGGTGGTAGTAGACGTTCAGCGGTACGCGCTTGCCTTCAGACATCGGGAATCCGTAGTCGGTTGACTTGGTGAAATAGTCACCTTCAAGGTCAGCGGTCTTGGTATCACCAAAGCGCACAAGGTAGCCCTTGACGTAGCCTAACCGGTCGCTCTTGATACCGTCTACGGAAGATGTCAGCAAGTCCATACACCCACTATCCCACATACCCTATACAACGTAGTCTTTGGTAGATTCATAGCCCTCTATGGGTTCAACCCACTCAACTGTCATTAGAGGATCCTTTTCTATTCCAAGTGCAAAGTCTATTTCTTTGTACAGATTGAACCTAGGTTGCTGGTACAAGGCTAACCATGCATCAATAGGAGTATTTTTCATGGAATCCCAAAGCGGGCCAGATATCTTTGGACGTGTGTATATATCTGGGCTTTCAATAATCATTTCCGCAGTATCAAACCGAACAATGACTTTCATTTACCAGTACCTAATACTTCTGTGACCATGAAGCTAAAATATTCAAAATCATTTTCTGCAAATTCCAACGGATTACTTAATAGCATTTCGATACCACGAGTAGGCACTTCAAGTCCAAACCCTTGATTTTCTAACGGTTGGTATCTTTGCCCAGAATACGCATCAGGCCATTTATCCTTTTTATACTGGCCACCGTATGGACTTTTTAACCATGGTTCTCCACTGGTGCGTTTTTGATAAAAGGTAGTTACACGTTGCCTCATAGACGGGTCACGGGCATCTAGCCAATGCATCATTTCATGGGCTAATGTTCTAAATCCTGAAGCTTCGGTAAATGTAATGTCAAGCGACTCTTGTAACTTACAAGCATAAGTATTAATTGCTATTCGCCCTTTTCGTGTCCATTCGTTATATCCACCGAACTTTCCACTTTCTATGAATATTTGGATTTGATTTAAATCAAGGTTTGCGCTCAGTAAACTATTTTGACTTAACGACAAAGGTCGAGTGTCTATAAAACGAGCCACGTAATCGATACAATCATTTACTGATTTATGATATTTAGCTGGAACACTTTTTTGTTTTTGTGTCATTAGTACTACGTCAGAAAAGGGTACTTTTGAAACTGTTATTGCATCACTTGAAAACAAAAGTTCATGCATCTTTTTGAGAGTATCTTTATTTAAAGTTGAACTACTTTCTTCATTTTCTAAATCAATTAATCGCTGCTTATTGTTTTTATTCCATTCAGCAAAGCCCTCAAATCGATCTCCTTTTTTCTGAACATCTGCATAATCATCTATAAATGTGGTTCTTTCAGAATAATAGGAGTCAATATCTTTTTGAATCTGTGCTTTGGTTCTGGATGCTGGGCGTAACTTCCTAAACTCTTCCAAGAGCGCCTGTGGATCTCTGTTTAACGGAACCTTCATAACTTCAATAGGCTTAGGAGCTTCAGCGCCCTTCGGTGTCTTCGGTGCCGTTGGTAGTTGTACACGCAAAGGGCCACCGATATCCTTCAGTGGCAGGACACTTGTAGTAGGCCCCCAATCCTTATCCTGCTTGACTTGAACCATATCAAGTAATGGTTTCCCATTATTGTAAAGTTCAAACCTTGCAGGCCCCATAATTGCCATCTTCTCGGCATCAGTCAAACCAGCCAGAATGCGTTCAGGGGTAGCAAGCTCTGGCCGGGTATCCGGTATGGATGAATCGCCTGTAATCTCAGCCCAGGACAACGTTGCAGGAATCATTACACAACGGCAGTTCGGGTGGCTTGGCATGATCGTATCGGTGGCTTGCAAGGTACCGCTAAGAGCCAAGCAAGCAAGGCATACTCGCGCATCTTGCGTAGCCTGCCTACGGTAACCTTGCACCGCAGGGTTTTGCGTATAGAGTTGCCGCTGTGCTTCGCGGCTTGCGCGTATCATCTCGGTACGCGCTATCGTCTCGGCTCGTTGCCTACCGATGTCAGCGGCCTTGCGTACCCGCCGTGCTACCGTGCGCGGGCCTTCACCAAGGCTGATGCCTTGTACCAAAGCCATCTGCATGGCATCGGTGGTTACTTGGGGGATGGCATCGAATAGGACAGCCAAAGGTGAACCATCGCCTGCGAACCCGACAAAGGCCTGCAAGGCTTCGTCAGGTAGACTTGTCCAGCTAGTACCAAGGGTAACCCCGGCGGGCTTTTTACCCGCTGCCGCTTCCACAAGGCCCGGCGTTGCATCATTAGCAAGTATGGCACTTTGTAGCTGCCCATCGGCTGTAATCACTGCCCCTTCAACACTAAACTTTTTGAGGTTCTTTCCGAGTTCCTCTATGTTGTCTATGATCCGCTGACGCATCCAGAGGATTGTTTCGCTCGGCGGTTCGCCGTTTGCTTCACGCTCGGCTATCCGTCCTTCCAGCGCTTCAAGCTCATCAATGCTTGCCTTGGTGGCGGCCTTGTATGCGCGTTGCATACGGCTGATGGCTACGCCTTCACGCTCCAGCAGGTCGTTACGATACTTCTGCCCAGCGGCATAGATTCTTGCTGTCCCGCTGTCTACTCGCTTGAGCTGGCCTCCAGCTCGTACCCGTAAAAAGGGTGCGACTTATACACTACCCCCGGAGTGCATACGTGGTCACCGTCAAGGCTTTTGCCGTCTGGCTGCATTGCGTCCCGCTTGGATGTAGACCACCTGAACCCGGCATCACCGCCCCATAAGTCCCAGGCTACACGCCCCGGTGAGGGGAAACCCTCTTCACCAGCGTTGAAGCCTTCGGCCTTCTTATCAACTTCATGGCGGCTGAAGAAAGAGTACATCCGCAGTATCGTGTCTTCGGAAAGTTTCTCACCATTCACGATTTGGTTAGCCCTTGCCAAGCCTACTCGCGTCCCGCCATCAAAGCCTTCAGCCTTCCAGTCAAGCGCCCGTTGCGCCGCTGTCCGCATTGCTTCAGTTGGGCGGAACTTCATCTCATACGATCGCACTGCGGCACCATCAAAGCCGCCGGTGCTTTGTACCGAGATTGCCGTTGGGTGTAGCTGCCCTTCATCTTCCGGCACGGCTTCCAGCCCGGCTATGCGCTTGGCTTCAGCCCGATCAATGATGCCGGCCTTGTAGAGTTTCTCGGCTCTTACCGCTTCCGCTTGCATATCATCGGCAAGCGCCCTGACCGTTTCAAGGTCATACATAACGTAATCACCCTGCTGTGTCTCAGGGTATTCCGGCAGCAGGTCAGCGGTGATAGCATCCGCCAAGGTACGGAGTAAAGGCACCATGCCATCTTCCCAAGCCGCCTGTTGGGCGCGTTCGTAATTGCTGTAGGTAGAACGCTCTAGGCCTGACCCAAGGCCTAAGACCATCGGGTTGATGCCCAGGGCTGAACAGATACGCTCCTCCGGTACGCGCCTAACGGAATCCAGAGCAAGGTCGGCAGGTGTAAGGCTAACCCTATCAACCTTATATGCACCGGTCATGACAACGATGCCACCGGAACCGTCCCCGGTAAGGTCTTCATGCAGTTGGCGCTTCACCTGCCGGGCATCATCCATGCTCATGTCAACGCTGGTCTCTTTGGCATCAGGCCCGACAATCAATGAAGGCATAGCACCGTTAGCCAAGAGTCCGTATGCGGTAGTGGATGCCGTGTTATCGGTAGCTATCTCGCGCAGGACAGCGGTAAGCGGCGCTCTACCTATGCGGATATCGCTTGGGTCTCTGCCGTATCGGATGTGGATTATGTCGGATACCGGGATGTCAAAAGAGCGGCCATCCGTGGTGTAGATGTAGTGGGTTAGCGGGTTTACGCCGTTACCAACCGGGCGTACCATGTCCTGCGGCAGAAACTGCAAAGCGGTCACAGTGCCGCGGGTGGAAGAGCGAATCTTTCTTAGGTAGGTATTGCCGAATAGTTTGTAATCTTGAATGACCCAGCCCCAGAAAAGGCTACCCATAATCATCGGATCCGGTTGCGCCATCAACTGAATGACTGGGTGGTCTTCTACCGGCTCTGCCTGTTGGCTGTCTATCGGTCGGTAGAGTCTTGGAGTTGCTTGTGGATAGTTCCTGACGTACCAGTCAATCGCACTAGCGACAACGCCATTCAAGCCTAAGTCACCGGCAACTCTAGCCCAGTCTTTCGTGCTACCAGGGAGCGCCCGGCGTAGCAAGGTTTGCAGCTGACCAGAGCCGTACCCCGTGAGGTAGATGTCTCTTGATTGAGACAACGGCAGCGGTAGTGCTTGTGTCGGGTTGGCTGCGGCTTTACGGCCTAAGAAGCGGTCAAAGATACCCATGCTCCCAGTATCCCACAGGACTACACGGCTCCCCAAGAACGCTTAGATCCGCACACCTGCCAAGCATACGCCAGGGCATCAACCACGTCATCATGCCTACCAACGGGGAAGCTCAGTAACTCATCTTCAAAGTATGCCGGTAGGCCTTGGCAGTGCATTACTTGGCTTTGCTCGTACCGTGCCTCCAGAGGCGCAAAGCGGGTCACTTTGTCACGGTCTGGGCGTATCCCCCGGATAGGCAGTTTCGTACGCCTTAGAAGCTCTTGCACAACAGCGGCTTGATACTGCACCTGCTCGATGCCGATCATGCTAGGATTCCACTTAGCCGCCATCGCTTCGATGAAGCGTAGCACGGAAGCAAAGTCAGCGCGGGTGCGGTTGATGTCTCTAACGTAGATCGTGCCATCGTCACCACGGGAGACAACAGCAACCCCGGTGTAGTCGGCTTCGCTCTTAGTGCTGATGGCAAGGTCAACCCCAATGTAGGTAGGTAGGCCTTCAGGGCAATCGCCATACCGCAACCACTCCCGCTTGATACGCGCTCCCGCAGCATCCACAAACTCTGCTAGGTACTCCTGCCGGAAAGCAATCGATGGCAAAGACTCACCAGCCTTGCCTACTTCCTCCGGGTCTATCCACGGGTTAGCCGTGGTTGGCATCTGCCAGCTCATCCAGTCGGCATCAGTAGCGGCTTGGTTGTAGAGAGTGCGGAAATAGTTGGAGCCTTTAGGCGTAGACAGGAAGAACGCATCCCCGATGTAGTCGGTAAGCGTTGGGCGTATGGCTTCCGTCCAGGCTTGCTCCAAGTGTCTAGCCATGGCGGCCTCATCAATGATGACCCGCTTGTACTTACGGCCACGAGCAACCGTGCTTGGATCGTCTAAAGTCCAGTAATCAATAGCCGCCCCGGTTATAAGCTCGATGCGCGGCGCTGGGCTTTGTACAGCCCGCCGGATAACCGGAGCATAGATCCTCTTATGATCGGCGTATGCCTCTTCCAGCAAGCGGTAGGTAGGCGCGAACCAGGCACAGGGCAAGCCGTCAATCAAGACCGGGTCGGATAAAAGGTTACCGCCTAGCGTGGTCTTACCGAAACGTCTACCGCAGGCAAGGACGTTGTACCGCTTGGCTTCCCGCAGAATGACTTGCTGGGCTTCATGCGGCCTTGGTAAGACTAATCGAATATCAGGCAAGAGGCTTATCCGAATACTCCACGATCACCTTGACTGGGCTACCGTCTGCGCCGGTCTGCTCTACCCGGCTACCCCAGTCGGCTTTGTGCTTACGCTCCAGCCACCACGCCGCCGCTTGCCAAGTGGTGCGGGTTGCATCTTGGATGACTGCAAGGTTGCGTAGCTCCGCTTCACCCTCCGCTTTTTCTACAGCGTATGAAAAATCTGAATATTCCTTGAGCCAGTTGGCAAGTGTAGTCTGATCAATACCAGCGGCAGCACAGGAAGCCCTGCGGGTGTTACCACCTCGCAGAGCGTCTGTGAGCTTGGCTACCGTTGCCGGTGTGTACTTGGTTGGTCTACCTGCTCCGGGTTGTGCTGCCATCTTCGTACTCCTTTTCTCTAGTCTTCATCTAGATTCTTCCTTAGCTCCGCGCTGGTAGCCCAGAGCATAGCAGCCCTCATCTTTTCTTTGCTGATGCCTTGGGCTTTAGCCTGTTTCTTTACATCAGCATACAACCAGCGGATATACAGTTCGTTGTATAGGGCAATGCATCCAGCCCCCACCAAAGCACCAATAGCAAAAGGTATCATCTTATTATCATCCAGTCGTTAGCCATGACATCAGCACCTCTAAAGTAAGCAACCCCGGCATGATGCCGGTTGCCAGCACCGTCAAGTTTGAACATGACCAGCTGCCCGTGCTGTACGGCATAGTGGATTCTTGCGCCATCCCGGCAAACGTACTTACCGTCCCTCATATGCACCAATGCACCGGAGAAAGCCATACGGGCGGTGTAATGTGCTGTTACGGGTGCAAACCCTGCTACCTCGTCTGTACACATCTGCTGGTATCCAAGGCTTGTAGCGTAGGCCAGCAGCTCAGGGTCTCGTACCCACTTCTCTACGCTCTGCCGCCTAACGATGTTGTCGGCTTTTGACCATGAACCGGTAGTGGCGTAGATTTCCATCGCTTGCCGGATGCGCTCTTTCTTTTCTTCGATGCTAAATGCTATCGCCATTTATCTCCTCGGCTTCCCTGGCTATCCGATCAGCGTAGGCCGTGTCCTTGGTAACGGCATATGCCATGTACCAGAGCGCCTTGATGCTGTCAGCGTTAGCCGTCCCCTTGTGTGGGCAACGTTGCAAGTACTTGACCACGTTCCCTGTTGCAAAGTCCAACCCCCAGTCGTCAATCACGCTGAGGGCTTGAATCTTTGTAGTGCGGTAGTGCTGCTGCACTAGTCTTCGCCGAACGGGTCTTCGATATCATCAGCCACCACTGCGGCTTTGCGTAGGGGCTTTGGTGGTGCAACCTTTACAGGCTTCACCGTTTCGACTACATTGGTAAGCTCGCCGTTCATTTTCTGTCGGGTACCAACCACGACCTGCCATGGCTTGGCTTTGAGTGCTGGGAGGTCAAGGTTGCGGTATGCGTCTTGAGTCATACGCCCGACCATGCCATCAAGTAAGAGTGTTAGTTTGGCCTTGTCGTTGCCATAACTGGTTTTTGTGTACTGAACAAACCGGAAAGGTTGTCCATCGTCATCGCCTACCTCGGTGGTTTCAAATACCCACTTAAGGTTTGGCTCCAACACGTTTGGATCATCAAACGATTTGCTTTGTACGGCTTCAACGTCTACCAATGCACAGGCGTAAATGCCTGCCTCAGCTGTACTAAACTTTTTGCCACTTCCCTCGTTGAAGGTCGTGTGCTGTGCAAAGAATC